ATAGCAGGTGCACAGGCATATAGATTTATGAACAAAGAGGACTTTGTTATTGCATGTAGAGGCACTGAACCAACGGAGTTTAACGACATCAAAGCAGATCTTAACGCACTGCCTACAAGAGCAGAAACTGTTAGTTTTGTACACAAAGGATTCAAAACCGAAGTAGACAAGATTTGGCCTGCTTTGGAAGAAGACATAGTCAGAGAAGCAGACACTAGAACTGTTTGGTTCTGTGGACATTCACTGGGAGCCGCAATGGCAACCATTGTTGCATCAAGATGCACTGGATCATTTGATTGTCCTAATCCTGCAGAACTCTACACTTTTGGATCACCACGTGTTGGCTTCAAACGTTTTGTACAGTCTGAACCAATCAAACACTATCGTTGGGTAAACAACAATGACATAGTCACTAGAGTGCCAATGTGGATCATGGGATATAGACATGATGGGGAACGCATGTATCTCAACACATGGGGTAATGTGCGTAAAATGACAGGCTGGCAACGTTTCAAAGATAAAATGCGTGGCATGTGGCGTGGCATTAAACAAGGCAAAGTAGATGCATTTAGTGATCACAGCATGGGCGAGTATGTAAGACACATATTCTTATGGAGCGAAGGTAAGGAAAATCCACAAAAATGAGAATACATGAGATAATAAGGGAACAAGCAACTGCGGGAGCAACGTCATCTGGCAACATTGCCACTGTTGTATCACCACATATTGCCATTGGCCCAGATAGATTTAAGAAGTCTTTCACAGGAACACCTGGCAAATCAGGCAAAAAAGCACCAAGAGTACCAAAACCTAAGAAGCAGAAGCCAACAGATAATGCTTTGAATATGAAAGGTACAAGTATATTTGGTGGCCCAGCAATAAAAAGATAAACACTTACAAAACTAAATACACAATATAGGAGTGTTTCATGAGTAATATCATTGACTTTAAAAGTGTCGTAGCCAAACTTCGCAACATTGATCCTACGTCATTTGAAGACATGAAGAAACAGATTGTTGAATCTGCTACGCCTTCAGTAAAACCAGAAACACTTGCCCCTGTATCAGATCTCAAGCAACTCGCAGGCATGCCAGAAGCAGACATGAGTGACAAGTCCATTAAAAAAATTCGCAAAACTGTAGACAAAATGGACAAACCCAAAACCAAAAAATCAATTAGCAAATGGGCCAAAGGGAAGTTCGATGATCCTAAATCGGCTATGTTTGCTATTGCCACCAATATGCAAAAACGAAAAGAAGGCAAACCCATAGATCCCCCGGGCCGAGAGTCTAAATCGTTTATAGGTAAGGCACTGATTGATGAACCAAAAACACTATCAGGCAAAATAGAAGAGGCAATGCGAACTCCACAATACATGTTGGATGATGCAAAATTTCAAGGCAAGTTTAAAAAGGGTGATATGATCAAAGCATATGATCATCAACCAATGCAAGGCAGAGATGAAAAATTTATAGTAGGCAAGGTTGTTGCAGTTGACAAAGAGTCAAAAAGTCAACCAGGTGCAATGGGATATCATGTGAAAGTAGAAAAAGATACACTGTTTGACAAAAATTCACGTGAAGGCAAAATTGTGTTTGTGCCATATGAAGTTGGCATGGACTATGATGATAGATTGAGCATGATGGAAGATGGACACACAGACACAGATTCAATGCAAGGCATCACAGCACAGATGGCCAAAGATGTCATGCAACTTAACCAAATGTTCAAAGACAAGTCAGGTGACGAAGAACTTATGACTTGGATCACAAACAAGTTGGCAGTGGCGGCAGACAAAATTAGTTCAGTCAAAGATTATTTGACGAATCCTACACAGGATGGCATGACAGAAGAAGCACAGTCAGAATATCTTGTGGTATACAAAAACAAAAAAGGCAAAACAATGTCCAAGATGGTCAAAGCAAAAGGACTGAGAGATGTTGCTGATGCATTTGAAAAAACAAATCCAAATGATACTATTCAATCAATTGGTGCAAAGTCAGAAGGCAAAATGTCTGACATTGCTTTAGACATGAAGCAGTTGAGTGATATTCAATTTGCAAGTAAATACAAAAAGAGCAAGGAAGATATGAAAAAAGAACTATCAGAAGGTGCAGACAAAAACAGAGCAATACGTTTCGACAAAATGATGCGTATGGGCAAATACACAGAATTTGCAGATGTACTTGCAGACGCGATGCATTTTGCTGAGGTAACAAATTTAGACTTTGGCATGGAAGTAAACAAAGCCAAAGACATGTATGGAGATACAACACAAGAAGGCAATGCTTATGCCCATGCAGTAAGAAAAGCAAAAATGGATGGCAAGAAAAAAGGCGACAAGGTCAAAGGACCAGACGGTGAAGAAATAACTTTAGAAAAACCAATTGAAGAAAAAGCAAAGCCAGATTATATTGACATAGACAAAGACGGTGACAAAAAAGAGCCAATGAAGAAAGCGGCTAAAGATGCCAAAAAGAAAAAAATGAGCATGGACGAAAAAGTACAACTGCTCAACATAGGCAAACAGATTAGAGAAATGGCAAAACAAAATGGTGTGCAACCTTCACAGTTTTTAGGATACTTGGTTGCAAAGAATCCTGAAAAGTATGGACCATTAGCAAAACTAGAGGACATTATAGATGGCAAAGGCTAGAGGCATAACCTTAGTTGCATATAAAACGCCTGTTAAAAAACGCACATCAATAGGACAAAGTCCACGTAGCCGTCCAAAAAACAAATCCAAAAGAAAACAATACGTTAGAAGCCGCGGACAAGGCAAAGCATGAAAATCAAAGACATATTAGAAGCACACACGGATTCTGATATACAACAAAAGGATCCGCAATCAGCAGGATCACGTGGCCTTAAATTTGTAAGCAAAAAAATAAAAGATTCCAAAAAACTGGTATTACCACAAACAAAAAACAAAGTAGACAGCAAATAGTTTACATGTTATAATGAACATGTTATAACACAAGGAGAAGACATGTCGCGAGTATTCAATCCAGACGAAAAAGCAAAACTAACCAAGTTGATTGACGAAGGTATACAAGTCAAGCAAGAAATTACAGACCTTAATGCAGGTTTAAAAGACACAGTAAAAGCATTGTCCGAAGAGTTGGACATTAAGCCAGCCATGTTAAACAAAGCAATTAGTGTGGCATTCAAGGCAGGCTTACATGAAGAACAAGCAAAACTTGAGGAACTAGAAACAATTTTAGCAACTGTAGGAAAAACACAATAATGAGAAACATTCTGATTTGTGGAGATAGTTTCGCAGTAGATTATGAAAAATATAATGTAAGCGAACCAGGAATGAAGCCACCGCACAAAGGATGGCCAAACTATCTTGCAGAAAAACACAATGTAACAAATGTTGCTACACCAGGTGTAGGCCAATGGAAAATTTGGAAACAGGTGGAAAAGGCTGATCTAGATAAATTTGATACTGTCATTATTAGTGTAGGCACACCAAACAGAGTGTATTGTAAAACACATCCTATCCACAAAGAAGGAATGCATAAGCACAGTGACTTGATGTACATGGACATTGACAGACGCAGTTGGTTCAATAAAGAATTGACTACAGCAAAAAATTGGTTCTTGTATTTTTATGATCAAGAATATCAAGATGATCTTTATGAAATGATTACAGAAAAAATGTTAAACACAATCAAAGATAAAAATTATATTTTGCTTGGACATAATTACAGCAGAATACTTGGACACCATTACACAAAAATTGATTTGGATGATCCGCACTTTATTGATTGTGGAGATCTGTGGACACATGAAAGAGGCAGTGTGAATCATTACAATCATACAGGTGCAATAGAAATCTTAAAAAGAGTTGAAGCACGTCTATGAGTTATGTTGACGCTTATTTTGATCGTGAAAAAGATCAAATCTGGGTAGTCGAAAGACACAATGGCAAACGTCAATACACAGACTACCCGGCAAGATATGTGTTTTATTATGATGATCCCAAGGGCAAACACAGATCAATATATGACACTCCAGTCAGTAGAGTCAGCACAAAACTAAACAAAGATTTTCAAAAAGAACTTGCCATGCACAAAGGCAAACAAATATATGAAGCAGACGTAAATCCAATATTCAGATGTTTAGAAGAAAACTATCTTGACAGAGAAGCACCCAACATGCATGTTGCGTTCTTTGATATTGAAGTAGACTTTGATCCAGCAAGAGGATTTTCAAAGCCAGCAGATCCATTCATGCCAATTACAAGTATTACACTGTATCTGCAATGGTCCGAACAATTGATTACTATTGCTGTGCCACCCAAAACATTGACACTAGAAGAAACACAAGACTCAGTCAAAGACTTTGACAACACATACATTGTAGAAACAGAAGCACAACTGCTTGAAACTTTCTTAGGTGTAATTGAAGACGCTGATGTGTTAAGTGGTTGGAACTCAGAAGGTTATGATATTCCATACACTGTATCAAGAATACAAAAGGTGTTAAGCAAAGATGATTCACGCAAAATGTGTTTGTGGAATCTACCTCCACGCAAAAGAAAGTTTGAAAGATTTGGCAACGAAGAAGTCACATATGATTTGATTGGTCGTGTGCATTTAGACTACATGCAACTGTATAGAAAATACACTTATGAAGAAAGGCATTCATATTCATTGGACGCAATATCCAACATGGAACTTGGTGAAATGAAAACGCCATATGAAGGCACACTTGATACATTGTACAATTCAGACTTTAGAACATTCATTGAATACAACAGACAAGATGTCATGCTGATTGCCAGACTGGATGAGAAACTAAAGTTTTTAGATCTTGCCAACGTACTTGCACATGCCAACACAGTGTTGTTACAAACAACCATGGGTGCGGTGGCAGTGACTGAACAAGCAATCATCAACGAAACACACAAACGTGGCATGGTGGTGCCCAACAGACCATATCGTGAACCACACTCAACAGGAGCGGCAGTTGGTGCCTATGTGGCTAATCCAAAGAAAGGATTGCATGACTTTGTGGGTGCTATTGACATCAATTCACTGTATCCATCAATCATTAGAGCAATGAACATGGGACCAGAAACTATTGTTGGACAAATCAAACAAGATGCCACAACAGAATTGATCAACGAGAGAATAAACTTTGAAAAGAAATCTCCAGCGGCGGCATGGGAAGGACAGTTCAGCACAGTTGAATACACAGAAGTGATGCGTAAGAACAGAGCATTCAATTGCACAGTGGAGTGGACCAATGGCACAGAAACAACACATACCGCGGCAGAACTGTATGGCATGATATTTGAAAATGGATCCAACTGGGGTTTGACTGCAAATGGTACAATATTCACATTTGAATTTGAAGCCATTATTCCTGGACTATTAGAAAAATGGTTTGCAGAACGTAAACAGATGCAGGGTAAAATGCGTGACGCCATAGAAGCAGGCAACAAAACAGAAGAAGCATTTTGGGCCAAAAGGCAGTTGGTCAAAAAGATTAATTTGAATTCACTGTATGGTGCACTGTTAAATCCAGGCTGTAGATTTTTTGACTTGCGTATAGGACAATCAATCACACTGACAGGTAGAACGATAACCAAACACATGGCAGCCAAAACAAATGAAATTATCACAGGCGAGTATGATCACACAGGTGCCGGCATTGTGTATGGTGACACAGATTCTGTGTACTTCTCAGCATATCCAATGGTGAAGGAAGAAGTTGAAGCAGGCAAAATGACATGGACCAAAGAGTCATGCGTAGAACTGTATGATAAAATTGCAGATGAGGTTAACAAATCATTTCCAAGATTCATGTATGAGGCTTTCCATGCTCCAGAAAACAAAGGCAAAATAATCAAAGGTGGAAGAGAGATTGTGGCATCAAAAGGATTATACATCACCAAGAAAAGGTATGCCGCATTAATATATGACCTTGAAGGACAAAGACATGATGTAGGTGGCAAGGAAGGCAAAGTCAAAGCAATGGGTCTTGATCTGAAAAGATCAGATACGCCAGCATTTGTGCAAGATTTTTTGAGTGATGTGTTGCTTATGGTGTTGACCAACAAGACTGAAAATGACATTATAAAGTTCATACAGGACTTTAGAATCAAATTTAGAGAACGTCCAGGCTGGGAAAAAGGTACTCCAAAGAGAGTAAACAATCTCACAGAATATGTGCGTAAAGAACAACGGCAAGGCAAAGCCAACATGCCAGGACATGTAAGAGCGGCCATGAACTGGAACAATGTAAAGAAGATGTACAAGGATCAACACTCAATGGAGATAATGGATGGGCAAAAAGTTATTGTGTGTAAACTAAAAAACAATCCATTAGGATACACATCTATTGCATATCCAATTGATGAACTGCGTATTCCACAATGGTTCAAGGAGTTGGCGTTTGATGATCAACTGATGGAAGAAACAATAATTAACAAAAAACTAGACAACCTTATTGGTGTATTAGATTATGATATAGGAGCGTCAGAGTCAAACAATACGTTTTCAACTCTGTTTGAATTTTAATGACACATTTAAGAAAATACATTGGTGTATATCTACTAGGCATGGTTGCCCTTGCAATATATTTTGACACGCCAGATGATGATTATCCATTATGGTTATGGTGGTTGATAGTGCCTGTGATATTATGGAAGGTGCCACCATTTAGTATTGGTGATTGGTTTTGGGGACATGTTGCACAATTTTACGAATGGTTGTTTCAAATACCAATGCGTTGGTTGAAGAAAGCACCGCGTTGGTTTCAGATTGTGTTTGCTATTGTCTTGATAATAGTGTTTGAAGAATATCTCTTAGGACCACTAGGATACACAATGTATCCATGGAGAATGGATTTTAGTTGATGAAAGAAGATCTAAAAGTAAAATTTAACGAACTAATTAGAGATTTGCAATCTGTTGATATGAATAAAATAAGTGAATTAGAAACTGAATTACAAAGCATGGTTGAAAAGACAAGAGAAGCATTAGACATCTTGAGAGCAACAAATCCTAATTACCTTGTCGCACAACACATGAGATCTGCGAATACTAAAAGTGCAGAATGGCATGAACTTGATCGTAAATCAAAAACAGAACCGGTGATGCCACCAAAGTTGTTAGAAGAACTTAAAGCCACTTGTCAAAATGAAAGTAATGTGTTGTTGTCTTGTCTTTTACTAGGACTTGGAAATGGTTTTTGGATAGAGTATCTCAAAGCATTTGAACAGTATCATTCAGTTGATTTCAGTGTGCATTTGCCAAAAGAACTTACTGACAGGTATCAACCAAAGTTTCTTGCACATTTTAAACATGTGATGTTAGATCCTAATTTTCAATACACAAACTTAGATATGGTTCCAAATGGAGAAGTTGGTTATATGTTTAGTTGGGACTTTTTACCATACTTTACTGTGCCACAAATTGAAATGTTTTTTAGACAGATAAATGAAAAAATGATCAAAGGTTCAAAAGGATTATTTCATTTTGCAAACGCAGACAACAAACAAGATCTTGAGTTGATAAAGCAAGGATATTATCAATATTGTGATCAAGAAACAATTACAAAAATAATATTTGATTGTACCAACTTTGATATTGAACAAGTTAATACAGACAACGATTGTTGCTCATTTCTTAAATTTAAAAAACCAGGCGAGATTGATTGGAAAAAAAGAGAATGGTGGCGATATAACCTAATTAGAGAAAGAGATCCAGAGGTAATAATTGAAAAACCAGCAGAATAATTTTTATACCTTGACTACAGATCTAAATAATGTTACTATTAACTAAACAACCTTATAAGGAACAGGCATATGAAAGACACACTACTTGACATTGTAAAGCACACACACGCATTAGGCTTTTTAAATCTGGTTAAGATTGTATCAGATGATAAAGAATCTACAATCGAATCAATGGCAGATGATCGATCTGTTATTATGAAAGGCAAGTTTCACAAGCCAATTGGCATTGATGGAACATTCGGCATGCCACAACTAAACAAACTTGACATACTATTGAAAGTGCCAGAATACAAAGATGGCGCAACAATCACAGTCAGCACAAGAGCCAAAGATGGCAAAGACTATCCAACAGGATTGCATTTTGAAAACGCAAACGGTGACTTCAAAAATGATTATCGTTTCATGAATGCAGAAATAATTGAAGAAAAACTCAAAACTGTAAAGTTTAGAGGCGTCAATTGGGATATTGAATTTGAACCAAGCATGGCGGCAGTAACAAGATTGACCTATCAGGTACAAGCAAACAGTGAAGAAACATCATTTGTTGCAAAAACAGATGGCACAGATCTTAAATTTTATTTTGGTC